AGAATGTCCATGAGACAAAAGATCGCCCTCTCAAGGACGAATACGACGAATGGCTTGCGCGTGTGGTCTGCTATGCCTTCAGCGTTTCATGGGCTCCTTTTGTCAAAATGATCAACCGCGCAACCTCAGATAATGCAGCCCGCATGGCTCAGGAAGAAGGTCTTGAGCCTCTTATGAAGTGGATCAAGAACCTCATGAATCTTCTAATCTGGAAGTATTTTGGATTCATGGAAGTTGAGTTTACATGGGAAGAAGAAGAAGAAACCAAGCCCCTTGAACAAGCTCAGATAGATAAGATTTATGTCGAATCGAAGATCAAGCGAGTAAACGAAGTGCGCGATCGCCTCGGCCTTGAACCTTACGATGACAAAGAACTAGAAGCCATGAAACCTGTCAATCTATTTGGAGAATTTAATCCACTTGAACAGAAGAAAGAGTTGGCAGAGGGAAAAGGAAAAGCGGGAGAAGTACCTAAGCCGGGAGAAGTCGAGAAATTTGCGAAGGGTAAAAAAAAAATCTCCATGATAGATAGAGATCGCCCGACGGCGGCAACGGCAAGGGGCAAGTTCAAAAAGGAACTTCTGAAACTGTTCGAGAAAGGGAAGCGCGAAGCCGCGAAACTTGGGGAAGATTTAGAGAAAGTCGATCCTGAGATTGAAGCGAAGGTCAAAGCGATCCTTGCAAAACTCGAATTCGAAGGATGGTATTTATTAATGGACTTTAGTGATGAAATTCTGACTGAAATTACAAAAGACGGAGTATTTCAGGCACTCCTTCAGATCGGGATGAGCGAAGAAAACTTGACTGATACTATGGCACAGAAGGTGGTTGAATACGCGAAAAACAGGGCGGCTGAACTCGTGGGAAAGCGAAGACTACCTGATGGGACGATCATAGATAACCCTCATGCGAAATGGTCTATCCCTGAGTCAACGAGAGATATGCTTCGGGCGGACGTGACGAAAGCAGTTGAAGAAGGATACAGCACAGGAAAGTTTTCTGACATGATCGAGGAAAATTACGCTTTTTCAGAATCACGCGCCGAGATGATCGCAAGAACTGAGATCGCATTTGCAGATACCCGTGGAAATATGATCGCCTATAAGGAGAGTGGGGTTGTGGCCGGTAAACGGTGGATTCTTGGTTCTGAGCATGTGGATATGGATGAATGCGACGAGAATGCTTCCCAGGATGTAATCGGGATTGATGAACCATTTCAGAGCGGAGACATGGAACCCCCTCAGCACCCTAATTGCGTTTGCGACTTCCTCCCCGTATTTGCGGAGGAGATGGAGGCAGAAGCATGACCTCAGACCTTGTCATACGAGCCATGACGCGCCTCAAAGAAAAGGAGCTTGCCATGAAAGATGAAATGAAACTCTTTATTCCGATTGTCAAAGTGGATGAGGAAAAGCGCCTTGTCTTTGGCAAGGTGACAGAAGAGGCCCCGGATAGCTCGGGAGAAATTTTCGACTATGCCACATCAAAACCATATTACGAGGAATGGACGGGCTATTTCAAGAAGGCGACTGATGGGAAATCTTATGGAAACCTTCGGGCGATGCACGACAGTAAAAAGGCCGTGGGTTATCTTCCGCAGGTAAGTCTCGACGACGAGAGAAAATGTATCGAGGTGGTGGCGAAGGTGGTTGATGATGACGAGTGGAAGAAGACTCTCGAGGGCGTGTATACGGGATTCTCACAGGGCGGGCGTTACGTCAAAAAATGGTATGACGGGAAAGCCTACCGTTTTACAGCGAGCCCGAATGAAATCAGCATAGTGGACTATCCTGCTTTGAAAACCTCGACTTTTCAGATCGTAAAGGCCGATGGGATCGTCGAAGAGAAACCCTTCAAACAAACGGCCTCACAAGAACCTGTCCCTAAAGCTGATCTGAAAGATAGATTGAAAAAATACTCAGGGCAGGAAGTTTGGGATGTGCGGTCTGCCCTTGAATGCCTTGACGCGATTTACATGCTCTATGATAGCGAGGCGGGAGAGGGACACGCCGAACAGGCCGGAGTGCTCAAGACAGTGATCGAAAGTCTGAAAGTTTTTATTTCCACTGAGATCAAAGAAACAACCCTGGAACAGAGTCAGGGGAAAGGCGATCTCGAAAAGATTGGAGCAAAACATTCAAAAGAGACGCTTAAGAAAATTCAGACTATCCATGATCATTCGGTTGATATGGGTGCGAAGTGCAATACTTCGGAAAAGAAAGCGTCAGATCAGGAGGGAGAAATGGAAAAGCTCGATGAAGCATTAAAGAAGATTGACTCACTCGGCATTGATCTCAAGAAGGTGCAAGACGAGAATGAAGCGCTGAAGAAAGAGAACGAAATGCTGAAGGTAGCGGGAGAAGAGTCGAAGAAGAAGATCGAAGAACTCGGGAAGAAACCCGAAGAAACGAAAGGAGCCACGAAAGACGTTGGGTCCATGACGCTCACAAAGGCCGATGATACCAAAGATGTTGATACGGCGGCAGCAATCAAAAAAGCAGAGGAAGAAGCCAAAGACCCATTGGCCCAGATCAAGAAGGCTCATAGCGAGCCCGTTCTCTATCGTTTTCAAAGGCCACTCGGCTGAGAAACGAAAATACTTGAAAAAGGAGGATACAGAAAATGGATGCGAGAATTTCTCAAATGATGCGAATGAATGGCATCACAGAACAGACCCTTGCCATGGTCAAGGCGGCTTTGCCCCAGGATTGGGACAAGATGGAAAAAATCTTTAATACGGCTCTCGGGCTCGTATGGTACGACCTCGAACCGTCTGCGAAATTGCTCTACCCCGTTCTCACGCCTCTTAGAAACATGATCCCTCGCGTGAGTGGATCGGGCGGCACGGCAACGAACTGGAAGGTGATCTCGGCGATCAATGCTAATAAACTGAGTCCTGGCGTTTCGGAAGGAAACCGGACGGCGAAGATCGTCACTTCGGCGAACAACAAAACGGCGACTTATAAGGGCCTCGGTCTCGAAGATGCCGTGACGTTCGAAGCCGACTACGCGGCTCAGAATTTCGACGACGTCAAGGCACTCGCAGTTCTCGGATTGCTTCGGGCCCTGATGATCGCAGAGGAGAAGGTCATCCTTTACGGGCAGCCGGAATTTCAGATCAATGCCGGGAACGCCTGTCCGACGCCTACGGCAACTCTTACGACAGGTGGAGCTCTGACAGCGAACACGATTTATTATGCAAAGTGCGTGCCTCTTACCCCTGAAGGATATGCTCAGTCGAGCGTTTCAGGCGGTATTGTGCAGACCGTGACCCGGACAAACGTTGACGGGACGAATGATACCTACAATGGCGGATGCGGAAAAATCTCGGCAAATAACAGCGCCAACTCCGCAAGCAATAATGCCATTCTGTTCAGCATTGCGGCTAATGCCGTGGCTGGCACTCTCAAGGGCGCGGCTGCTTATGCCTGGTTCTGCGGAAACGGTGCGGGAAACGCTAACCTTACCTTGACAGCGATCACGACTATTCCGAAATTCACCCTTAAAGGGAATGAGACTGTCGGCACTCAGACAGCCAACGATCTTGGAGCGAATGATGCTTCCAATGACGCGCTCCTTTTTGGTGGCCTTTGGGAGCAGATCGTAACTGCAAATTCAAATGCTTACTTTACAGATCTCGGGGGCAACAACCTGACGGGTGTCAACGGGACCCCGGACGTGGTTGAGATCGAAACGGCTCTTAAGGCATTCTGGGACAATTATAGGCTTTCGCCTGACCTCATCATGCTTAACGCCCAGGAGGTCAAGAACATCAATAAACTCGTCATGAGTGGAAACGGACTCCCGGTCTTCAGATTCAATATGGACGCTCAGGGTCAGGGTATGGGCTATACCGCCGGAGGAGTAATGGGACAGTACATCAACAAATACACGATGGATGGCGGTTCTCTCATCAAGATGATGCTTCACCCGAACATCCCGCCTGGATCCATGATGTTCTACAGCTCCCGGATCCCTTATCCCCTTTCCAACGTGACCAACATCCTCCAGATGAAGATGCGGAGGGATTACTACCAGATCGAATGGCCCCTGGTCAAGAGGCAATACGAGTATGGGGTCTATGAAGACGGGTTGCTGCAGAACTACTTCCCGCCAGCCTTCGGTCTGATTTCGGGAATTAACGACGGCTGATTTTAAGCAATCCGCCTGGTTTCGACCTTGCGGTGCGGGGCCTCGATTTCGGGGCCCCTGCTTAAAAAGGAATTTAAGAAATGGCTCGACAATCTCAAACAAGTGATCTCTGTCAGTTGCAGGACGTGAAAGATTACCTGTTCCGTGGAGGAAGGAATCAGACGATTGTGGACGACAACCTCCTCCAACGGATCATCTCCGGAGCCTCAGAATGGATTCGCCAGGAGACAAGCACGGAATTCACGGCGGGCAATATGAAAGAGATTCGAAGCGGAACGGGCGGAAGGATCATGTTCGTGAAGCGTCCGCCCATTAATTCGGTAACGTCGGTCCACATCGATGGGCAATCGATCTCCGCTAAGTCAAGCAACGTTGCCGATTTTCTAAAAAACAACGGATATTCATTCCAGGCAAATGGATCTTATATTTCTCTGTCTGGAAACAATTTCGCACGCGGGATCGATAATGTTCAACTCATCTACAACGGTGGATATGGCGAGATTCCTTTTGATCTTGAGCAGGCGTGCATCGAACTCGTGGGATTGACCTACCGCGACATTGATCACCTGGGACACATAAGTAAGACGCTAGCCGGAGAGACAATTACTTTCGATAAGTCGGCCCTCAGTGCGAGAAGTAAGGCGACGCTGGGAAGATACAAAAGTCCGGTGCCAAAGACATGAAAAGAAAATGGTTCATCTTGATTTTGTTTTTTTCTGTTCTCTTAAGTGGTGCGACGTTTTCTGAAATTAAGATAAACGTGTCTCCTATCGAAATGGGGAATCTTCTTCCAGTCCCTTACGATTGCATCGTTTATTTTGGACACAATGATAAGATTGCTGCCCTCTATAGTGCTGACTGCCCTGGGAAAGTAGAAGGGTGGATCTATCCGGCATCAAACACCAGCGGGGATTTTATCTTCCAATGGAATCAAGAGACTTTGATTCTTAGGCCCATAGGACCAGGGAAAAACCAAATGAACTTGTTCAGGAGGGAATAATGAAAACACTTTTGTCCATTTTGATTGTCGTTTTTTTGGTGATTCTTCCGATCTCTCTTTTTGCGGCCACGGCTGAATGGAATCCACCGACACAAAATGAGGATGGAACCCCACTCACTGACCTTTCCGGATTCAATTTCTATGAAGTAACTGGGGGAGGGCATGTCAAGGTGAACACGGTCCTAATTTCCACAACGATTTGTACGGGGAGTCCATCACTTTGCACTTACTCGATACCATCGGGAGTGGTCGTTAAGCATGACAGTTTCGTCGTGACAGCGGTTGATAGTTACGGTAGCGAGTCAGTCGATTCAATTTCAGCGACGTATAGTGTGAAACCGAAACCTGGGGCTAATCTCATCATTAGGACGCCTTGAAATGATCCGAGCAGTCATCGTCGGCGACCCTAACAAGGTGCCCAAACACATTCTGAATAAATTTCCTTTGATTCAGGGGGCCTGTCAGATCTCGATGGCGCGGCTTGTGATAGCTCTTGCAGCTAGGATCAAAGGACAGAAGTTGAGTGGGCAAGTGCTGAAGAACAGGACTGGAACTTTGAGAAGAAGCATAACCGCCCATCCTCCAATATCAACCGGGACCGTCATAACTGGTAGGGTAGGAACGAACATCGAATATGCGATGATCCATGAATTCGGGGGAAAAACGCCCGCTCATGATATTTTTCCGAAGAGGGGCAGGGCGCTCGCATTTAATTGGAAGGGGAAAGACGTCGTCTTTGCAAAAGTCCACCATCCGGGTTCAGTATTTCCAGAGCGTTCTTTCATGCGGACAGCCTTGAACGAAATGAAACCTGAAATCTTAGCAGAATTTGATAAAGCGATAATGGAAGTGATCAGGAGATGATCGAACGTGAACCGATTTATCTGGCTCTTTTTGAACTGCTTAGCGACCTTGCTGAGGCGAACGGCGTGGTTACTGTGACGCGCAAGTTACGCCATTGGGCAGATGTGCCCGCCTCAGAACAGCCAGCGATTTTTCAGATACAGAGGAACGAAGTTCCAGGACAAACAAGAGGACTCCCGACGAAATGGAGGTTGAACGTCGATATTTATGTCTATGTGAATTCGGGAGACGATCCGGCATCTTCTCCGGCGAAACTCTTGAATCCCATCCTTGACGCGCTCGAGGTATTGTTTCCTCCGAGTGAGGAGAATGGACAGATTCAGACTTTAGGAGGGCTTGTAAGCCATTGCTGGATTTCAGGAACCATAGAAACCTCTGAGGGCGTCTTGGGCGCCCAAGAAGTGGCGATTGTGCCAATAGAGATTTTAGCACCGATTTGACGGTGAAAGGAGGATATTAAGATGCCTACTTACGAATTTGGATCAGGAGTCATGTGGGCGACGCCCATGATCGACCTTGCAGGGAATAACGTGTCAAATCCGACGCCGATTCCCTTCGGGGCCATGCAGGACGTCTCGGTCGATATTGCCTATTCGGTCAAAGAGCTTTATGGACTCTATCAATTCCCGCTTGCTGTGGCGAGAGGAACGGCGAAGTTAACGGGCAAGGCGAAGATCGCGCGATTCCAGGCGAGATTGTTCAACCAGGTTTTTGGAGAGACACTCTCGGCAAATGAGATTAAAACCGTCTCTCTTTTGGCCGCGAACGTAACGGCAAACAACTACAACACGGGCCAAGGGGCCAATTTCTATCTTGACCTGGGTATTCAGTATGCCAACGGGACTCCCATGGCGCGCAACTCTGCCGCCGGTGCCGCAGGGCAATATGTCGTCGCAGCAAATGGGCTTTACACTTTCCATGCCAACGATGCGAATGTGGCGATCATTGTTTCCTATGCCTATAATGCGGCCAACGGGCCTGGAAACTCATGGACTATCAATAATCAGCTCCTCGGGTTGTCTCCGTTCTTCAAGTTGGTGTTGAACCAGGCCTTCCAGGGAAAACAGGTATCCCTGATTTTCAACCGCTGCGTTTCGACAAAGCTGACCTTCGCGACGAAGTTGGAAGATTTCCACATCCCGGAGTTCGACTTTTCGATGATGGCTGACGACAACAGCACGGTCGGATCGATTAGTGTAGGGGAACAATAAACCATGACGGAACCTAAAATAGACGGAGAAAAATTGATTCTCGGAGGGCGGGAGTTTATCGTCCCGCCCATCAATTTGAAGCGTCTCAAGAATCTGCTTCCCCTGATCGAATCGCTGACAAAGGAAACAGATACCTTGAAACAGATGGACGGCACGAGCCAAATCCTCCATGCGGCGTTGAGTCGAAACTACCCCGAGATAACGCTTGATGAAGTTGAGGAGATGATCGATCTCGGAAACTTCATGTCCGTACTTAAAGCCGTCTTAGGGGGTTCGGGGTTTCTCCCGGGGGGAGCGATGGCGGGGAACGTCCAAACTGGGATGAAATCTACGTCAACCTGATCAGAGAAACGGGTTGGACGTGGGAATATATTGATGAAAATATGACGCTTCCTCGCCTATACGCATTCGGTCGATCATGGGCGGATCATCCGCCGACTCATCTTCTCCTGGGCGCGTTTTTGGGAGTCAAGTCCTCCGGTAAGCAAGAAGAATCAAAGAGCAATCTTTCAGAACTGATCGGGGAATTATCTGCCGCAGGTGTAAAGATGGAAGGTCCCAAAAATGGCTGACGATAAAGAACTTCAGGTTAGAATAACTTCCGACACCACTGGCCTCAAGGCTGGAACTCAAGAGGCTGCGTCGATTTTTTCATCCGCTACAACTCAAATTCAAACTTCAGCCGTCACGATGAACGGAGTTGTCTCCGGTCAAATGTCTCAACTCTCGCGAGTCTTTAGTAATGCCATGAGGGGAATTGCTTCAATGGCCGCGACCC